ATTTAGAAGGGGGGTATCTTTTGCGAGACCCCCCTCCGGTACGACTCTATAACTTACTAGGAATCTGCGGTCTATCTTTAAAACTAATTGGTGTAACTTTTATATAAATACCTAAAATATTCATTACAATTATTTCATCAATGGCCTGCTCAATTGCTAAAGACTCATCTTCTTCACTTAGATCATCAGAAGTCTTTGCTATGCGGGCCAAATAATTGCATGTATGGTAACCCTTTTCACTATCATAGCCATACCATTCATCAAATTGTGTAAAAGGATTGTATGGATTATCTAATGTGGTTAGCATACTATCATAGATACCAGTCTTATTTAAAGTATTACTATTATCCATTTATATACAATCCTTTCTAGGTAACAGCATCTTCTACAATAGAAATTGAAACACCTAATGCGTTTGCTATTTCAGCATATGTGCGACCTTCATTACGCATTAGACGTGCACGTGAAGCTCTACTTGTTGATAAAGGAGTAGACACTCTAGGCATTGCTCTTTGCTTTAGAGTTTTTAAATCGGAATTAGCAAGAATATTTTTAAGTGTATTGTGACTAACTGCCCCTGCTTGAATTGCTTCCCACTCTCTATCTGTAATGATAATACTCTCTTTTTTTGCACCTAAACGAAGTCGCACCTTATCTAATTCTTGATTTTTAATCTTTTTAAAGTCATCTTCATCCATGTTGGGGTTTGCTTTTCGTTTAGCCCGTACTATCTTTGATGTTACTAAATGTGCTTGTCTTTCTAAGGGTTTGTTTTTATAGGCAATCCTTAATTTTGATCTAAGAGATCGCACTGCATCATCGTAAGTTTCTCTTGCAGATGGGGAATACTTCATGTTCTCTGTCTTGGCTAAAGAAATTCTTGCTTTTCTAGCTAAATCTTTTAAAGCATTAGCATGCTTTGCATATACCTTTTCTATTGGTGTTCCTGATGATAATGCAAAAGCATCTTGTTCTTCAGCCATTCTTGTACTCTTAGTCTTCTTTTTAAGAAACTTCCCTTCACCTTGAAAATATATTTTTTTCCCTGTTATAGGATCTTTTACAAATCTTGTTTTAAAATAAGTTCGTCCTGTATCCTTATAAAGTTTATTGCCTGTTGCTAGCTCATCTTTTTTTCTTCTTATTTCTGCTCTTTGATCAACTCTCACTTCAGAACCAGCCTTTGATATAAGAGTTGATGCACCACCAGTACTACTACCTTGATATTTCTTTTTTAGTTGGGGTATGTTATTATCATAATATGACTGAACATAATTTAATTTATGTTTTTCGGCATCAATAACAACCATTGAATGCCTAACTGCTCTTGCAATTTCATCATCATTAGCAGCCTTAATTGTCATATCAGTAATAAGATTAGAAATATCCCCCATTTTTATGGCTTTCGTGTGCTTATTCATAACTTTCATTCCTTCATAGTATGGATAAGCAGCTTTGTGATCAAAATCTATTAAACCTTTTAAAGCAGGTTTAGTTTGAATATATCCGGTTTTATTAGGAATTGCTATAACTGTATCCCCATCGAAATCAGCTCCAGACAGTCTTTGGGCAACTTTAGGATGCATTCCTATAGCATCTTTTCCATCTCCAAGAATTCTCTTTCCTTCTGGATTTTTATTATTCACAATTACTTCTGGAATTTCAAAAATTCCACCATGTGGATGTCGAATAAGAACCAATTGATCTCCAGATAAATAACCAGGAGCATAAACTTCATTTGGCTTTAAAGAAGTAATAGGAATAATAACTTTTGAAGATTGTCTAGGAAGAGCAGCAGCTTTTAAATGGATAGCATCAGAATCGCATTCATCAGCAAAAGGAGTAAGAAGAGTCTGTTTTATAGCAGGATTAGTTAATGACATTATTTCGTCATATTCTCTTTTTTTAGCAGTATATGCTTCAGCTAATTGTTTTTTAGCAAGAGCGGGAGTTTGCTTTGAAAGGACTTGAGAAGATAAAGTTTTTTCCCATTTATCCCATGCTCCTTCTTCACCAGTACCTTCTTTAAAACCGACTACATTCAACGCTGATTGCTTTTTATTTCCATCTTTATCAATATAAAATTTTTGTCTAACTACAGATTCAAAAGGATATTCTGGATCTTTAGTTGAGATGCTCTTAAATACTTTATCTGCATCTTTCTTCGATTTATTTGTGTTATAGACTATATCATATCCATCTGGTATATCATCACTATGTATCGCCATTCCTTTCATATAGCGATCGCCATCTACAGCAATTCTTACTTGCATAAATCTTTTATTTCCTAAAGATAAATCATCAACATTTCTTCTAATTTCAATGGCTCCATCTTTTTTTGACTCATAGTTAACGTATACTCTTTTACTATTTAGAGTAACTGGAGGACGAATAGGCTCAAAAGTTTCTCCACCATCATCGCTGTGAGCCCCAAGTACTTTAATTCTTTCACGATTTCTTGAAACTTCGTTTTTTGTTGTACCCGGAGGAGCAAGAACTTTCATCCATGTATATTTTCCAGATCCTGTTTGCTGTTCCTGAGCGATCGTAAAAACTGAAAACCCCTGTTCTTTGAGCATGGATATAGCTAGATTTTTTTTTGTTTCGTTAACCCCTAAACCAACCTCAGAACCCGATCCAACATCAATATATTTATCTTTACTAACTTCGCTTTTTAAAGCATTAGCTACTTGCTCAACAATTTGAGCTTTTTTTATTTTCGAAGGATTAAGTAAATCGGCAACAGTATGATCATTTATCCCCATTCTTTTAGAAATTGCAGAATATGAGTAGCCTTTTTCTTTTAAACGATAAGCCATTGCAGCATCAGCCGCTTGGTTTTTATGGCGTTCAATAGAAATTTTTGTTCTTAATTCCGATGTATTCTTTAAGTTAAAACCTTTAGCAATCTCGACATCACTTACTCCACGTCTACGTAATTCGTTAACAGCACCCCTAAAATCTTCATTACCTCTTTGATATGGATCATCACCAGATCCCCAAGGGTATCTACCAGAATGGCGAGGAGTGCCTGTGTGTTTCAAATCAGGTGCCATATCTTTCCTCCTCTTTTTTTATTTTATCAATTTTTTTGTCAAAAAGAACTATTTTATTCATGATAAAATTGATATCATCTGGTATTGGATAGTTAACAACAACATCGTTATCTGTTTGATATATCCTTAATTCGATATTAATATCTATTGGATTAACACTATATTCTAAACAAAATAATGCCGAATAGATTTCTAATTGACGCATTGATACAGCAGTAACACCAGTTTTCAAATCGTGAATTCTTAACAAGCCATCTCTGAAACAAATACTATCACAGGTTCCAAAAGCGTTATATGAATAAAAAAGTGTTAACTCTGGTGCCATCCGATATCCGATGGCGTCGTTAACGTATAAGTTAAAAGCTTTTTTTATTTTTGGAAGCTTTACTCCCAATTCAATTAATCTTTTAGCAAGATCGTGTAATTCAATTCCCTTTTGAATTGCCATGAATTTAAGATAAGCAGAGTCAATCTTTTCTTCATCATAGTTAACCCAATGATATTTACTTCCACCAAGAAAAGCATGTTGATTTTCTAAATCAGAGTGCTTGTTGAAGTTCATCTAACACCTCTTCCTTATTTTCGGGATATATAAAACTAGCATAAGACATTTCATTAGCTAGATTAATATAATAATCTTGATTGGATTGGTGCTTAGATTTTGAACTTCGTTTACATTCTAAAACTGCCCATCTATTTTTATAGAGAATTAATAAATCTGGAAAACCTTGCAAATAATTAGGATCATTTTTTAAAATAATGCATCCTGGAAATAGATCCCGAATATCTTTTATTAATTCAGATTGAAATTTGCTTTCCATTTTCGCTCCTACGAAAAAAAAAGAGGGATCTGTTTTAAAGATGCCCTCTCCTCTACTATAACACATGTTTTTTATGCGAGCAGAAAGAAAAAAGATAAATCCTTGCGAATTTATCCTTTCGAGTCTCTAAAATCCCCCATAGATCATTTGTGCAATGATAGGATCTCTTGAACAATCTCCTCACCCGTTAACTTTTGTTGGTAAGTTAATCTATTGATCATCCATCGATCATATTCAGTCAGCTCACAGTCGCTTTCGCGAGTCATGAGTTTCACTGAAATGATTTTCTCAATAATCAACTTTTTAACTTCCAAATTCATCGTTAACGTTCCTTGAGGTTTTAATTTTATCCTTCCAAGTCCCAAAAAACCTTTACTAATAGGGTTATACATTTTATAGTCTCCTTTCATTATAACACATGTTTTTAGCGCGGACTAAATTGAAAAATCAATTTTGAATTTTCTTTAGCAACTACCAGAATGGCCACTATTGCAGGGTATTTTTGTAATAGTTTTTCACAGCTTATTTTAATAGCACCTAAAGTACAGCATGGTAGTTTTGGTTCCGGTTCAATATCCGACCAAGCTTTTTCATAATTGGGTGTAGTAAGGACTCTAATTTCCCAAGTCCATTTGCTGGTTTTGTTTATCTCAGTTTGAATCTTATCAGCCATGAGTTCAACTGTATAATCAGGCCATAAAGCAGCAAAGGGAGTATAGATTCCGCAAAAAACTCTTCTTAAATTATTTATCTGTTCTTGTGTTCTCATTTTTCTCCTTTTCAAATACAAAATGGGATTCGTTGAAATTCTCTTTATTTTTTAATGCTTTCATAATACCCGTATCAATTTGAGATGCTGATCTTATATAAAAGTAATATAAGATAGCAAACGGAGTATTAAGACGATCTATCCTTCCTGCAGCTTGGGTCATTATTCTGTAGGAATAATTTAGAGAATAAAACACAACTGTATTTGTTTCAATGCAATTCCATCCTTCCGATCCTGAAATGTATTGAACAAGATATATCCAAGCGTGATCATTCGGAATATCCTCATGCTTATGTCCATTGTATTCTGCTAGACTAACTTCTTTTTTTAGTTCTCGAAGAAGATCGAGTTCATAATTAAAATTATAGAAAACTATAATTTTTTTATGCCTTTTTAATAAATCCCGAATAATATTAAGTCTACTAGGATCAGTGTTTACAACCCTTCGCATTGTAAAGAAAAATTCACTTACTTCTTTTATGGGCATATTTGTAAAAGGGTTCCAACGTTTTTTAAAAACTAGATCAAACTTTTTTTTATCATAATCGGCAAATATGGTATTAAGTTTTTGATCTGTTGGTTTAATATAATCCATTGTTACTGTAATTTGATTTTTTAATCTTACTAATCTTCCTTCCTCCACATAGTGATCTATTTTTGGAAACTTAGTAAAACTGTTAAATACAACGTGTCTTCTTGTAAACTCTGTTCGGTTTTTGTAAAAACCATTAGCAACGAATACAGCAACATAATCCATCCATGTATCACCAGGCGTTGCACTAAGTAATATCCAATTATTTTGTTTAACTATTTTGTAAAAAGATTTCACCCAAGCACCTGAACCTATAACTCGCTGCTCATCAAAAATAAAGAACGCATTCTTTACTTCTATATATTTCTTAATATTATTCCATGAATCGATTGTTAATTGAACACCATCTAAACTTGCAGTTCTATCCCTTGAAATGGCAAAAAACATACACTCATGTTCCCAGTCAAGCGTGTCTCTTTTTGCGGCGGTAGTTATAACATACAAATCCTTAGGAAATTCTTTTTCCTTATAATAAGATATGGATGCTAATGTTTTACCAGAACCGACTCCACCACACAAGATGGAGCCGGTTGTTAACTGGTTGACCGCAACTTTTTGGTGTTCGAAAAGCCTAATCCTCCTCGTCATCGAATGGAACAACACTACTGGGAAGATCGCGATATTTCGCCTCGAAAGGATCCTCTACTATCGTGATGAACATTTTCTTAAGATATGCTTTCACCCCGGTTTTTCCGCTAACTTCCCAATTGTATGGACGAAGGGTAAGATCCACTTCTTGGATCTCCGCCCAATCGAGCATACTGACATTTTCTTCTTTTAAATTGTTTTTTCCAAGACTTGTAATGACTACGATTTCTGGAGGAATATGTTGAAACGAAACAGCTACAGGCAAATAAGCCTGTGGCAACTCATCTTGATCACGTGGAGTAAGCCATCGAATATTCCAACCATCTTTTTTTAAATCTTCAGCAGTTGGCGTGTCCAGAAAGACCACAAAGTTACGGCGACCCTTAACATTGTATGGTCCTTCTTTCCCATCAAAATTCCGAAATCCAATTCTTGCGTTCTCAATTGATAAATTTGCCTTTACTATGACAGTCATTTTTTCTCCTTTTCTTTTAATCATTCAAAAAATTCTTTACGATCAACGAACTTTGATATGGTATCTAACCCCTCATCCACTAAGTGCTCATGATATCTTTTATCAATACTACCTTCCTTTCCCTGATCCTTTACAACTTCTGCCTCGAGCCAACGGTAGCCCTTTGTGGCTGTAGCAGCATAGTACTTCCCATCTTTTTCTCTCATTAGGAGACCCCCACCATGACCGGGTTTAATAGGACAAAACAAACCTGCTTTTCCTATAAAGACGTAGTTGTGTTCATTATCTCCTAAATCTTCATTCATGTCAAGATACAAAGCTGTAGTTACAGCCTTTGTTTCGCACAGATCTTCAAAAACTATTTCGCTATTAGGATCAAACAAAGTTTTGAAAACATATGGCTGAGCAAACTGAGCACCAACAGCTATCCATTTTCCTGCTTCTTTACCGGAATAACGAGCAATATAAACAGCATCATTCACAAGACAAAATTTACTAAACGTTGCCTCGTGCTCAAATATATATCCATACTTTTTACCAAAATCAAAAACAAAATCTATTATTTCTCCTGTTGCTTCCGGAATTTTAATAGAATCCGTTTTGATATGAACTACTTTAAAACCTCGCTCCCGTACTGCATATTTTAAATCGATCATAAAGAGAGCTCCACGCTTGGCAACGATATTGTCAATATTTCGTGGATCTCTAAACTTATTTGAAAATTTAGCAGAAGTTAAGCCATAAACTATATTGATTACAATCTTGAGAGCATACGCCAATTCATCAGCTCCTGCTGTGGATGTTAAGTATTTCTTAAGTATTCCACCCAACATCGTTCTAGCCGCATCATAATCTTTATGTTTAATAGCAATACGAGCCATCTTAATCTCGGAAAATTTCTTAGTATAAGGACCAAATAAATTAAGCAACTCGATACTAGTGGGGTGCATGGAAGCCACATCGAGTAGAGCCACATCGTAATAGAACCCCGGTTCTGCATAAACATATCCTCCTTCTCCTGGTTCCTCTTCACGATAAGAACTCTTTCCATTTTCAAACTTATAACCTGGAAACATATCGTTTAGCGATGTATAATTAAACTTTTCTTGAGGACGTTGATCATTACCAAATATAATCTTTGCTGTATGGGTCTGTGTGCTCTCATTAAGAGTTAAACCACTCAAATCAGCAAGAATTTGTCTTGCTATGAAATCCTCTTTTCGAGCATGAAAAACAGCTTCTGTTGCTATGACATCATTATCACAGTAAGCCATTATAAGTGGAATGTCTTCATCTCTAACTGGTTGATCAAAAGGTAATCCTAATTCTTGGTGATGAATATGAAGTTCTATTTCAAATTTCTTAAGACTTTGCTTTTCTGAAACAACATCATAGACATCAGTATAAGAAATACTATACGCTTCACCAAAAAAACTACCTCTATTATTATCCACAATAATCTTTTGACTAAGATTAAAAATTTCATATGGACTGTAACCAATATACCTGGCATAGACCATATGGTTATCGTATCTTCTACAATTGAATCCGATTAATTTCATTTTCATTAACTCTTCAACTTCTTGTGATGTTGGATTAATCATATGGACACATTCTTTATCTGGACCTTCATACTTCCAACTTATAGCAAATAGGTTTGGAAACACCTCAACATCAAAAAAGACTAGACTATCATTAGTATATTTGCCAAGATCTTGACTAGGCTCATCAGATTGGAAATGCATTCTATCAACTAATCTAAGACAATAGTCTGCCTGATGAGTACTATTATTAGCAAATACTAAAACTTTTTGACGGATATCTGTAACATCATATTTTAAACCAGATGCATATGCCTCTTCAAGAATAGTATTGATAAAATCAATACTTGGCTTGGTTCCAGGATGGAACTCTTTCTGAATATTTCTTTTTATGAGCTCCCTAATCCCCTTTTCACTTCTTACTATATCAAAATTGATCACTTTTTCTCCTTTCAACGCCAAACCACTGTTAATAGTGTTTATAGGAAGATTGTTGCATTTGCTAAGTTTTCTTCTTAATGCTGCATCTCCAGTAAACACCTTAACTTCTATGCCTTCAACATATACATTACTAAGTTTAGTTGGATCCCCTTCATAAATATAATGAAGATGTATTCCCGCTTGACTTTTACTATATTCCGCATAAGTCGGCGGCCATTTACTAGCCGCATCCATATTCCTATCGGGTGACTTTTTCCCCTCAAGATCTTTTATGTCAAAATCTATTACTATGTGATTAAGCGGAACTTTGACATAATGAACTTTATACGGATTAATATCCTTTAACTTTGTAGAGACTTTGCTCCATGAGTTTGACGGGAGTTCATATCTTGTAGATGCATACTGAGCAAGGAATTCTTTTCCTATCTCGTCAAATATTGAAATAGTACTATCCAAGGTAAGCCAACTAGGTTTTGAATCTTCTAAGACATCTTTTTCTCCAATTGTAAACTTAGATTCTATAAAATTGGAATAATAATTTCTAATTTGTTTTTCATCAATTCTTATTCTATCATCAAAATTTGTAAAATAATTCTTAAGTTCTTCTCTAAATTTATATTTTGGTAATTTAAACTCGACAAGCGCTTCATCACAATATCTCTTATACATATCATAAGCTTGCGTTAGAGTTGTTCCATTTTGCTCAGAAAACGCATCATAATAGGACTCAACAAAGTTAAAGAAAACATCTGTTTGAAATATCATCTCAAGAGGTCTATAGGATGAATAATAATTCTTTCCCATTTCTTGATATATTCCTAAACATTTATGAGCAATTGCACCTAGTTCAAACTCTATTCGAGATATCAAATTGTGATACTTTGCTATTGGTATTCTATTTCCTGTAGGACGAACATCGATAAGACGCCGAATAATACCAGCCTTTGCATCGGTAATTTTGACAGGTTTATTTGTACCCATAAATAAGAAACAATTTGCTCTAGCAGTATAACTAGGTTTATACTTCTCATTCATTGTCATCTGTTCGTGAGAAATGATCGAATTGAGTTTGGTGTTATCTTCTATCCTTGATAAATCCCCATCATGCTGAATAGCAACCAACGGATTAGATCTAAACACTTCAGTAGAAAAATTATTGTTTGAACTCGTAAGAGCTTTTGCTTCGAAGGTTGTATAATAACCATCGAAAAGTTTCTGAATAATGTTTAGAAATGTTGATTTACCTGTCCCAGCACTTCCATATAAAACTATAAACTTTTGAATATCTTTCGCTTCTCCAGCAACTATAGCACCAATGGCCCATTCTAACTTTCCTCTTTCTTCCGGCCCATAGAGTACTGACATAACTTCATTATATGCTTCGCATCCTCCTTCTTCCATTAAATATGGAAGTCTTCTACTAACATAATCTTTTTTCTTTACATCTGTATTAAGAAACGTCAGGTTAGTGTCTAATTGATGTGCATTATCTGAAAGGTGATTCATATAATTTCGATATTGGAGCCAAGAGTTCGCAGAGAAATCATTCATATATTTCACACGCACTACATTCTCGCTACTTGCTTCCTGCAATTTCTTTTGATATTCAAATAACTCTTTATCAACGAGTCTTTGAATATCATATTCATCCGTACTCCAAAGACCTTTATCTTCATCCCATACCGCATAGAATGATTTTCCACGAACCATCAAATCTTTACTTCGAACAACTTTAAAATCCGGATAGATTTCGATAATTCCCTTCTTCATGCTCCGTTCTTTAATCTGAAAAAAATCCATTATTTCTCCTTTCAAAAGACACTTTGTGACAAAAAGACAGTTTTTTAACTATTTTCGAAAAAGTATTTATAAATGATATTTAAAGCCCTCAGAAAGTTTAGGGGGAAAATTTTTGTCTTTTTGTCACATAGCTCAAAAAGAGCTCGAAAAAGGCCATTTTTCAGACCCTAAAAAGCTAGATTTTAACACTAAAACGCGTGGCGGCCCAAATACTGCCCCTAGAACGCGTCGGCAAAAAGAATATTTTGTGCCACTTTTGTTTCAAAATTTGACTAATTCTGTCACAAACGCTTCAAAACTGTCACATAGCTCGGAATTTTCTCCCATTTTTTTCAAAACGCGTAGGCAAAAAGGCTATTTTGTGCCACTTTTTTTAAGCTGTGTGACACTTTTGTGCCACTTTTTTTTCAAAACTGTCACAAAATAGCCTTTTTAACAACGAAAATTTCCGGGCGGTTTTAAGGGTTTTTATGGTTTAATTTAAAAATCTAGATTTTAACACTAAAACGCGTGGTGGGCTTAAAAATGCCCTTAGAAGCTAAGGTCTTAAAATTCCATTTTGTACTGCTTTTACAAAAAATTCCTCCGGGAGTTTTTATACCGAATGAGTTCAAAAAAAAAAGAATACTATGATTGGTCTAAGACCTGCGTCATCAACTGTAATCATAGTATTCTACTATAGCATGCGTTTTTTATGCAAATTTTGTTTCCCCCTTGCAAATCCCCCTTCATGTCACACTGCCGGGGAGCTATTCATCCTTCTTAGTTCTGGTTGTGGCCTTCGCTGATTTAATAGGATCCTCAACTTTAGGAGGTTCGGGATCATTCAAAATCTCTTTCTGATCCAACGTTTCCAACCTGGTTTTTGCCGCCAGAAAGACTTTATAAGCTTGAGTAACCTCAAACTTAATAGCTTTTTGCTCGTAACGAATTTTTTGTACTTCCCCCACTGGAATAATTTCAAATCCAAAGGATCGTAGTATCTGAATAAAAGCCATCGGATTTTTCTGAGCTAACACTATTCCTGGTACCCTCAAGGCCCATTCATCCAGGGCGTCCGACAACTTCTGTTCGATAAGTGAAAAGTTAGGGCTACTCATTTGTTTTCTCCAATTCTAGTAATGCTCTATCAACTAGTGCATATACCCCATTTTTATACTCGGTTAAAAACCAGGCATAAAATGGAGGAGTATCTACTAGTTTAATCTTACCCAATACTTCTTTGACTTCACTGGCTGTCGATTCAAGAAACATAATCCTTTTAAGCTCTTGAATTATCGCTCCATGACAATTTGCAAGTTCGTCTATACAAGTCTGATGCCGAGCCTGCAATTCTTTGAGATCTTTACTAAGATCTTGGGCCTGCAGATTTTGGATTAAATCGTGGAGAGTTAAGGTACATCCACATTTATCATGCGTGAAAAATCCGCCAATGGGTGCTTCACAGACGCCGTAAAAATACTGATGCATCCCTAATGGATGGCTGCAATCCGGGCAAACTAAGTCAACGTCCGTCATGACCTTTCTCCTCTTCTTCATACATCTCATAAATTAACTGACGAAGATAGACGACCAAGTCTAAGGCTTCTTGATACGCATCTATCAAAGTCTCTCTTCCATTGAAGGGCCGTAAATGGGTGTGATATTTTTCTACTCCGAATTTATCCCTTTCACGCATATCTTGGATAACTAAATCCCAGACGACAGGCCCCTCATTTTGCTGAGGGGGTGGTTGCGGCGCATTGAGAGTCTCTGGTCCATTAACCGATTTTTGACCTACTGCTTCATAATACTTTTCCACAATAGACCTTCCAAGGGCAGTAGGTTCTTCTATGGATTGCAGTTCAGTATAGGAAATTTTATGATCGAAACTAAGTAGCTTATTGCTTAGCCCATCAAATTTTTTCCATCTAAGAGTTATGCTCTGTTTGCCCAGCCATTTAAGATTATCAAAAAAATAAATCTCTCCACCTAACTCTGTTCGCACATAACTAGCAACAGCGTTAGCAACAGCCGACAACTTTTCAACTTCTTGTGAACTTAGTTCCATTAGGTTCATGCTTCTCCTTTTTACGATACTTTTTCACTATGATTTGGCCAAGATTGGAAGGATGTTCTAAGCCTTCAAGCTCCTCGTAGGAAATTTTATAACTGAAACGTAGTACCGTATTCTTTTTTACATCATACTTTTTCCAGTCGAGAACGATTGCCTTTGCCTTTTTGTCTTCCAAAAGTATAACCTTTCCCCCTAATTCCCCCTCTACATAAGTAGCAGTAGCGTTAGCACGTACCCGCAGATCATAGAATTCAGTCATCATTCTCCTTTTTGAAAAACCATCCAGAGGGATGGGTTACTTTATCCTTATCTACACGAAAAATGCTAGCATTATCTATACCCCCATGGATATGAGAAAAAACCTTATCCTGAAAATCTACATCGAGAATTCCGTAGTCCTCTTGGTCGTTTTTCAAATAGTTTAGTCGATAGAACCCCTCGTGGATATCGAACAATCCCGACCAGCTATAGCCCATAGCATAGAGCCTAAGAAAAATGTAAAGAGATGTTAGAAATTGCTTCATCTTACTCTCCTTTCAAGAGATGCTCTAGTTGTTTATTGTATTGCTCTACGAGAATCTTTCCAATGGCCAAAGGTTCTCTTATTGATATTAACTCGCTATAAGCAATTTTATGATTGAAGTCCAGCATTTTTTCACTCGCTTCATCATACTTTTGCCAACTGAGGGTTATACATGCGTCATCTTCGTTGTCAGCAATTCGAACTTTTCCGCCCATTTCTTTCTCAATATAGCCAATGAGGTATATGAGAAGATCTAACAGATCATAACCCGGTTCTGGCATGGCTCTCCTTTCTAATTTTGCTCGTCCTCGCCTGGGTGCTTATACTTTGAGTATTCTTTGCCCCAATCATAGCCCTTTTGATAGCCTGCGTCATATCCGGCATGATAACCCCTTTTCCAAATTACCCATCCAATTAAGAACACTAGCAAGCCAATAATCGCTCCTTGAACCATTTTACTCTTCCTTCCTGACAATCCCAATCTCTGCGGTGGCTGAACTGAGCTCAAACTTAATTTTGACTTTGTCGCCCGGATAAAAGATTGCGGTCTGATCGATTAGCAAACTTATTTTCCCGCTGAGACTTAAGAATGTATCGAAATCATCACCAGCGGCCGCGATATTAAGAGTATCCCCGGCAACCAAGTGCAATTCACGCTTTATTTTCAATTCTAGCTCAATATAACTAGGATGCCTACGCTCCTTACGGCCCCTAGACTTTCGAATTCGCAAAAATGTCCAGTTCATTCTTTTCTCCTTTCAAGAAGAAACCAGCATAGCCACACCTATTCTCTAAGTATGGCTATGCCTTATACCCGACCTAAGACTTGCAATCTTTATCATTTCTGCTCTCCTAGAATTTCTACCGTCTATTCCCCCTCCAGCGGGCCACGCCGGAGGGGGGTTGGGTTGGTTACTTGATTATCGCTACCACACGTGCTTTTCCAGAAACGTCTCTCAAGATTACTTGTCTCGAACGGCACAGCACATTTTTACAATCGGTAGTAGAGGGTGATCGTGATCAAAGTAAACCCAGCTACCATAATTAACCAAATAGCAGTCATGATTGGACTACCACCCAATAGCCAGAAGGCCACGATGAGCAGTAGTACCACAATCATGATCAGGTTTGCTATTCGCTTATAGGTTAACTTCATTCGTCTTTTCTCCTTATAGCTTCTTTCAATGCTCGATTGATGGTAGTTATGATTCCCAGATATTTTTCGCTGTCCCTTTCCAACCTTCGCAGAAGAACAAGAATATCAATATCTGCAACATCCTCTAGCTGTTTTGCATAAAAGCTGGCCAGTGAGATTCTGATCTCTTCAAGTAGTTTGCTCTTATTCAGTCCTTCTTGAGGATCTTCAAGATTCTTTTTTTTCATAGCCACCACCTCCACCACGGAAGTTAATTTTCCTTTGAGATACGCGTCCATGAGCTGCTCTTCGTATTGCTCGTACGGCAAGCAATTATTAATCTCGAAATTGGAATCAATTTGACGTTGGCTGAAGAAATACCTCACAGCTTCTACTTCATTGTTTGGCAGACCCATAGGAAGAGCAATTTTATGAGCATGCTCAGCATTAAAATAAGGAAATCCATAAAATATTACATATTGCCTAGACGGCGACACAAGAATGTCCCCATCAAAATCCTCTTCTGGTTCTCGCACTTTTTTATGTTTGTGTTCTATAAACATTTCTTCTTTCTTCCACCAGTTGTCACCCATTTTTGGTGTTCCAGTCATTTCTTTTCTCCTTTCAAGAATTGTTGTTAACTAAGAATTCCAAGAAACTCCGTAAATCATTTTCTTCCTCCTTTCAAGAATAGCGAATAATCTTGGCAGTAGGATCAATCTTCTCAATGAAATACTGTTTGATCCCTTCTAGGTTGTTTTGATATGACTCTGGAAGAGTAATAGTGACAGCAAGCTCTCCAGAGGAGTCGGGTGTGCTCGAGTAAGCATCCTCAACAAACACTATATAGGTTCTCGATGATGCTGGCGGAGTAAATGATGCTCTTATAAATCGTATATTCGTTTCTTTTCTCTTTTTTGGTGATGGTAAACGGGAATCATTCATTTTTCGTCCTTTCAAAAATTATATTATTAAGATAAATTCGTTTTAATAAAATTAATAAAAGGATATGAGATTGCCTATGATTAGGATCGGAGTGCCTAATGCCAGGGCTCATAAGTCAAAAGTAGCTAATGCATTTTATCCTCTTTGCTCTACTTTTAGTATATCTTCTCATATCCTTTTATCGACTAACTAAGAATGGCAAGGTACCTTTGACCAAGGGCATTTTTAAGTCTAAGTGTTTAAAGTTCCCCACCCTTTTATCCAGTCTTAGCTCCCGATTTTACGGGGCGCGCATGTCACACCTCCGGCGAAGGGGTTTCCTGCGAAAACATATCCTCTTTAGACACGTTCTTAATATTGCTATAATCTTCAAAAGTAACACAGCCATCTATGCACTCCTCGAAGCTTATTTGATTTAGAAAATACCAGGATGCCGTATCTGTATCATTTGGCAGATCTTCTGGCAAGCTAAACTTTTTAAAGTGATAACCCTTGAACCCATGATTTGAACAGATGGCTACGTATGTTCTTGATGGAGATACGGCTTTATTCATGATCCTTCCTTTTCCCTTTCACATCTTAGTAGTTGACTAATTGTTATTCGTAGTGAACTTCTTCAACACTACCATCTTCTCTGTATTTCGTTACTTTCCGAAGACGAGTATCATTTCTGTATGTTGTAACTTTTCGAAGATTGGCATCATTGTGACCTTGCGTATATCCAGAGATGTGACCTAATCGCCAAACGATACACA